CTTCCGATCTATTGACAGCGGATCATTGAATCTGCTACCACCACAGCCAAAAACGCAAGAATACTCAGAAGTTATTCCCTATGTGGAAGAACCTAGAGATCCTTCAAAGACAGGACCACAGCCCAAGAAACTAGTGGCAGTAGAAGTCTGGGGTTATGAAGTGGGCCGTGGCATGAACAAGCGTGTAATATCCCCAGAGCAGGTGTTTAAATTAGCCGCACTGGGCTGTTCTGACAAAGAAATATCTGTATGGTTTGACATACCCTATGAGACACTGAGATACAATTTTAGTGAAATCATAGCAAAAGGACGCCAGGAGATGAAGACAGCCTTACGCAATGCCATGTTTAAGAATGCACTCAGTGGCAATGCCGCACTACAAATCTTTCTAGCCAAGAATATGTTGGGCATGAGTGATAACCCAACCAGCACGGAAGACAAGAAACCCTTGCCGTGGAGTGAGGACTAATGCCTTTAAGTAAGGCGCAGGACACAATTGCCAAAAGTTCTACACGATTTCGCGTGGTTGTAGCGGGTCGTCGCTTTGGCAAAACACACTTGTCAATAAGAGAATTAGCCTACCATGCACGCCTACCAGACAAAGAAGTGTGGTATGTGGCACCCACTTACAAAATGGCACGACAGATTGTGTGGAAGAAGTTGAAAAATAAACTTGGTGATTTAAATTGGATAGCAAAAACAAATGAAACTGAACTTAGTATTAGCCTTGTTAATGGTTCCACTATTAGTCTTAAGGGTGCTGATAATTACGATAGTCTCCGCGGTGTTGGGCTTGATTTCATCGTGCTTGACGAGTTCGCAGATATTGACCCAGAGGCTTGGTATGAAACGCTCCGTCCCACCCTGTCAGACAAACAAGGAAGAGCATTATTCATTGGAACGCCGCGCGGCATTGGCAACTGGAGTTATGAAATCTACCAAAACTGCCAAGACGACGCAGATAACTGGGCCAGCTTCTCATACACTACATTAGAAGGTGGCAATGTTCCCCCAGAAGAAATAGAAGCGGCCCGTAGAGACTTAGACGCTAGAACATTCCGCCAAGAGTATGAAGCTACCTTTGAAACATTCTCAGGTAGAATTTACTACGCATTTGATAGAGCCTTGAACGTTCGTAAATATGATGGCGCTACACCTGATGTTCTTTATGTGGGCATGGACTTTAACATAGATCCAATGTCAGCAGTGGTTGCAGCCAGGATGGGAGATACCCTACATATCATAGATGAAGTTAGGCTGTTTAGTTCCAACACACAAGAGATGGTGGATGAACTTAAACAACGCTATCCCAAAACTCGCATTTGGGCTTATCCAGATCCTGCAGGCAATCAACGCAAGACATCAGCAGGTGGTACCACTGACATAACCATACTATCAAATGCTGGTTTTGTTGTTAAGGCACCTAGGGCACATACACCTGTCCGTGATAGGATCAACGCTGTGAACAGCCGTTTGTGTTCATCTACAGGCGTTAGACACCTGATTGTAGATCCTAAGTGTAAATATACAATTGAAGGACTTGAACGTCAAGTTTATAAAGAAGGCAGCAGCCAGCCTGACAAAGAAAGTGGCTACGATCATATGAATGATGCATTGGGATATATGATTGATTTCTTGTTCCCAGTGCGTAGAGATATAGATCCTGAACTGCTGATACCTCAGCGTTGGGGACACAGAATAGGATGAAATTAAATGAACGTTATTGACACGCTATCAGCAGAACTTAAAAGCCTACTACAGGGCAATCTACTTTATCAAAGCTATTACCCACAATGGGAATATCTCCTAGAAAGTTATGTTGGGGGCAATGAATATCGTGAAGCACAGCACCTAACTCGCTATCAATTAGAAACAGACGCTGAGTATCGTGCCCGTCTAAGAACAACACCCTTAGAGAATCACTGCTCCAGTGTTATCTCAGTTTACAATAGTTTTCTATTCCGTGAAGATCCAGACAGAGAGTTTGGCAGCATTGAATATATGCCAGAACTAGAAGACTTCCTCAAGGATGCAGACTTTGATGGCAGAAGTCTCAACGCATTCATGAAGGATGTTTCAACATGGACTTCAGTGTTTGGACACGCTTGGATCATTGTATCAAAGCCTAATGTGGGTGCCATTACCGTTGCTGATGAACAGGCTATGGGTGTGCGTCCCTATGTCAGTCTACTAACTCCTATGGTTGTGCTTGATTGGCACTACAAGAGAATGCCCAATGGTAGAGTTGAACTCAACTATCTACGCTACCTAGAAGAAACCACAGGCGAACTACGCACGGTTAAGACTTGGACACCCACTGAGATTATCACCAATGTGGTTAATGTTAGACAGGGTCAAATGGAAAGTGAAACACGTGAAGTCAACGGCTTGGGTATGATACCTGCAGTCTGTGCCTACAATGGTAGAAGCGTTATTCGCGGCTTTGGAGTATCAGACATTGCTGATATTGCAGACGCACAAAAGTTTATCTACAACGCCACCAGCGAAGTAGAACAAAGCATCAGAATGGACAGCCACCCCAGTCTAGTTAAGACACCTGAGACACAGGCAGGTGTTGGTGCTGGTGCTATTATTCATATGCCAGAGAATCTAGATCCAGGCTTGAAGCCCTATGTTCTAGACTTTGCTGGTGCTAATGTTGATTCAATTTATACTGCAATCAATCACGCCATTGCCTCAATAGACAAGATGGCTAACACAGGTGCAGTTCGTGCCACTGAAAGCCGTTCAATGAGTGGTGTGGCTATGGAAACAGAATTCCAATTGCTCAACGCTAGACTATCAGAGAAAGCAGATAACCTAGAACTTGCTGAAGAACAGATGTGGAAGATATGGTGCAAGTATATGGGCTATGCTTGGGATGGTGAGATTGACTATCCAGGTAGTTTCAACATTCGTGATACTGAAAAAGAAATTGCACAACTCAAGATTGCCAAAGACTCTGCCACAAATCCCAAGGTGTTGAACATCATTGATGGACGTATTGCAGAATGGTTAGGTGAAGAAGAAGACATCTTGTTTGCTGAAGATATGGCAGCAGTGGCAGAAGGATTGCCAGCTGAAACCGTATTTGAACCACACATTATGAAAGACCCAGCAACGGGCAAAGAATACATTGCTCGCACAGAACAAGAACATCTTGACTATGCGGCATTAGGTTATGTACATGAAGAATAACAAGGAGCTGACTATGGGAAGAGGTCGTGGAAGAGGCACTGGTAAAAAGCCACCAAAGCGTTGATTGGTACGCATACTTCAAGAGTATTCGCAGTGAATGTCCTTGGAGTTATGCTGCCTATCTCAAAGGTCTAATCAGCATTGTAGAATACACAGGCGATATATTGCCATTACAGCATTATGAAGCCCGTATGTATATTTTTACTGGCACTGATCCTGAACTTGAAGCATTGGCCAAAGAATTAGATCATGGTGACGATGAATGGCTGTTTTCATATCCAGGATATGGAGAATATGCCACTCCAGTGCCTGTGCTAATACAACAAAATAGACGTAAACTTGCAGAATTACGCAGAAAATTAGATGGAGAATAAATCATGCCTATACACAGAGCCACAGGTCCTCGTGGTGGAAAAGGTTGGCAATACGGTGAAACAGGTAAGGTATATCCAACCAGATCACAGGCTCTACGACAAGCACAGGCAATCAAAGCAAGTCAATATACTGCAGAGAAAACAAAAAAGAAGTAACCTGGGAGCGAATCCAGTGAAAGCGTCAATATAATAGCCAAAGACGCTGCGAAATAATAAATATGCTATTAACACTCCAAGGAGGCGCGGTAACAATGACCCAACAAGAAACATTGGCACAAGATAACGCAACTGATGCGGCAACTTTAAATTCTGAAAATCAGGTAGCAAAAACTTATACGCAAGATGAAGTTGATGGAATGATGGCCCGTATGAAGGGTTCATTACAAAAGAAACTTCTAAAGCCCTACGAGGACCTAGGTGATCCTGAAGAGTTAAGAGCTCTTCGTGAGGAAGCACAAAAGAAATCACAGGCTGAAGCAATCAAACGTGGGGAGTTTGAAAAGACACTCCAGGAACTTGCCGCTAAGAAAGATGCTGAAATACAAAAGCGTGACTCTATCATTAAAGAATATAAAGTCAATACACCTTTGCTGTCAGCCGCTGCCAAATACAATGCGGTAAACGCTGAACAAGTCAAAGCTCTGTTAGGATCTAATGTTCGTCTTAATGATGTAGGTGATGTAGAAGTAGTAGATGTCAAGGGCTCAGTTAGATACACTGACAAGGGTGAACCTCTAGGTGTAGATGATTTAGTGCGAGAATTCTTAGATTCCAATCCGCATTTCAAATTGGCAAATCCTGCGACCACAAACACCAAGTCAAACATAGTGAACAAAGCACAGGCTAAGGTAGACATTTCTAAATTAGATATGAACAATCCAGAGCATCGTGCCGCGTACAAAGAACATAGAAAATCCCTAGGGATTAGATAAAAATTTAAAGGAAATTTATCATGGCTAATGAAAGCACAACCACAAGTCTTAATGACTTATTGCCTAGCATCGTTGCTGAGGCATTATTCGTTGCACAAGAGCGCAGTATCATGCGTGGCTTGGTTCGCAACTTTACACTACCTATGGGCAGTGGCAAAACCGTTACCGTTCCTGTTTACCCAAAGCAAACTGCCGCTGGCGTTTCTGAAGGCACAGACTTAACCAACACTGAAGTTGCTACTTCTGGTGCAGTTTTAACCGTTGGTGAAGTTGGTATTATGACTACCGTTACTGACATGGCTCGTAATGCTTCAGCATCTAACGTGATTGCTGATGTGGGTCGTTTGTTTGGTGAGGCAATTGCTGCCAAGATGGACAAAGACTTAACAGCCTTGTTCGCTGGTTTCTCCAATGGCACAGGTGATTACACAACTCAAATCACTCCAGCAGTTATTTTCCAAGCTGTGGCAAAACTACGTGGTGCTGGCGTTCCAACAGACGGTATGTTCTGCGTATTGCACCCAGAAATTGCCTATGACTTGAAGGCAGCATTGACAACTGGTGGTTCTACTGCGGCTTTCGCAAGTGGTGCTTACTCTGAGTTGGCAAATGCCGCTCTACAAGAAGGTTTCGTTGGACGTCTAGCAGGTATTCCAGTGTTTGAAACATCTAACATTGATTATGTTACCAACGCTGGTGACTTCCCAGGTGCAGTATTCCACCGTGATGCCCTAGGCTTGGCAATGATGCAAGACATCAAGATTGAAACACAACGCGATGCTTCTTTGAGAGCAGATGAGTTGGTTGCAACTGCCGTTTATGGTGTTGGTGAATTGTATGACGGCTACGGTCGTGCATTGAAGTACGATTCTAGCATCTAATCAGGAGACTAAAAATGGCCTTCGTATCTGAATCAGGAACCATAACAAGTTTCGCAGAATTCCAAGATGTAGTGGACAAAGACACTCGCATCTTTGAAGCAAATGAGGGCCTTTCTGATGACGTCATTGATAAGGCATTAATCAGAAGTACTGAAAAGATTCTAGCACGTCTACGCAATACTCAATGGTGGAGAAGTTATTACCTAAACCGTAATACCTCCACCGTGATTAACACTTCAGCAGATATTCCTGCACTAGATCCACTTAAAATTGAAGCCCGTCAAACAGACTTCACGGATCTATGTGTGTATACTGCCCTAAGTGAAATTATATTGCCAGGTGTTGCTGACTTTTCAAATGCTGATAGTGCTGAACGCCAAAAGATGGCTTACTATGAACAAAGAGCTAGCTTTTTGTTTGATGAGTTAGTCACTGCTGGCGACTGGTATGACTTTGACAACGACGGTACCGTTGAAAGTTCAGAGAAACAACCAGGTCAAATTAATCTTAAGAGAGTGAGATGAGAACAGAAGTCCTAGAATACATTCAGTCCTTGAACATTGGTGGCTATAACGTCAGCAATGAACTTCCATGGAATGAAAGTGGTACAGAACTTTATGTGAAAAACCTGAAGAAGATTTATGTTGACATAGATCAAGTTCAAGTAGATCCTCAGATTCTCACGCTTGATGGACGTAACATCAACAATGAGATTACCATCATCAGAATCTTCTTTGCCAATGATGCTAAACAAGTACCAGCAAATTATAGTGATGTAGTCTCTGAATTGAAGACTGCCAAAGACATTGAAGCGGCACAAGGGTTTACCCGTCGTGAATGCCAAGTGTCTACAGACATTCAAGCAGATAGATTAGTCACTACCATAGAATTACGATTCATTAAAATAACATAAGGAGAAGCCAATCATGGCAGATTTTATCAACCCAGGTCCTGGTACAACTAGCCAAGTTGTGTTGCAAATTGACACAACAGCCAGTTCTACCGTTACCACAACAAGCGGTGTGGTTACCGCTATTGCTCTAGGAGCAAGTGCATTAACCGTTCCAAGTTTACAAGACATTACCGTTAACGCGGCTAACGATGTATTCACATGGAGTCAACTAGATAGTTCCGCTAAGAAGCAGGTGGCTACAACTTCAACAAACTCAGTTTCTATGAACTTGGTTGTTGATGATGCTACTTTCTTTGGAACAACACTGAACTCAGCTCAAAGTGATACCGTGGCAGCACAAGGCGTATTGGGTCTATCAAGAAACAAGACACCTATCTGCTTCACACTAAAGATGCGTGAGAACTCTAGCACAGACAGAGTATTGAAAGGACAAGGCTATATCACTGGCGTTGCACCTACAATTTCTGCAGATAGCCCTGTATGGGTCACACCAGTTACAATTACCGTAACAGGTGAGTATCTAGTAGCAACGTCTTAATCTCTTAGATTAAGCAATTAGGGGGCGTTATTGCCCCCTTCTCACATAAACAAACTAAATATGAAGGTAGACAGATGGACTTACTAGATTCAAAGTCAACACAAGATTTACTCAAGGCTATGGAGCAAGAACTTGCCAAAGCCAACAACGAGC